AACACGTTGCCGGTCGCGTTAGTAACAACGACTGGACAACTATCCATAATGCCCTGAAAGGCAATATGGCAGTCCCAAGGTACGCCAAGCGTGGTTGAGATCGTACTAGTGATAGCTAGAGGAACAACATTCGACTTGGATGAGATCATATCAGGATATCCGCCACAAGTTCTGGTCTCATCAGGAAAGGGGTCTATGGCTAGTTTAAGCCATTTCTTGCCTTCAGAGGTCACACGAGAGGACTGGCATACACTATCGATTATTTTATCGGCTCTTGAGATAGACTCGGTATCTAAAGGGGTACTCATTTGGTCAGAAAGAAATTATTTTTCGGAAAGCGGGAGGAGCACCCTGCCCACCTCCCGAATGGCTAAGGCCCCGCTAAGGGGCCGACTACAAGTACTTCTACTTGTTGGTACTACTGCTCGCAGTAGTACTCTCGGGCACGACAGGCAACGGAGGAAGCACAGGGGCATCCGGGGTTTTAGCCTGAGACATCTTAGTAGTGTCAGAAACAATCTTAGCAGTCTTTGGAGCACGATTAGCACGGAAACCCTCGTCTCGAGCTTTCACTGCAATCGCCACAGGATGTAAGCAATGAGCAAAAGCGATAGTATAAATTCTAGTATCTATCAAAGGAGGCTGAGGGGCTTGTGCATGAGAGGAAGCGATCGGGTAGAACTTCAAAGAATACATGAAGCCTACGAGATCTCGGCGGGAAAGAAAATGAAGTTTATCTCTAGGGGCCTTATGCTGCTCAGTAACGAGCGCGACCTTTTCCTTGGGGACGTCATGTTCTCGGAATACCATAATCGTATGGATATAAGGTTTTTCGAGACTTGAGACCCAATACCTAGCATAATACTTTATTTCACTGCGCCAATCATCCATATGGTGTAAAGACATGTGGAAAGTTATTAAGTGATAACTAGCAAAAATATCACGAGTGTCTACAAAAGAGAGATTGGAAGGGATGTCGTCCTTCTTCACACACTGGACCAAAGGGTCATAAGCAGTCACAATTGCAGTAGGGTATGCCCGGGCCAAGCCTTTAATAACCACTCCATCCCCAGAGCCAACGTCTAACCATCGGACTGGTTCAGATTGAGGAGGTAGTTCTTTAAGGACACGGCGCAGATGGTGCAGGCGGTCGGCAATGCGATTGTCAGTTGTGGAAAGAGAACTGGAGACCAAGGATTCCTTAGAAACCTGTTTCTCCTTATCAATAGCATCCATTCTCTCCTCGTTAACCACTACGTTCGCGGGGAGAGTGACAGGGACCAAAGGATTGAGTTCAACTTCGGCTAGAGAAGGAAGCTTCATGAGATCCTCAAGGGTTCGACACTTTTTCAATGCATCATGTAACCTATCAACACTAAGATGTTTGGGAACCATATCTGGAGGACACAGTCCCAGATCCAAATTGTTAGGGTATTGTTCACTGATTTTATAAGCGCGAGCATTCCAAGACATATCCATAACCTCCGCGGTCCAAAGACCTTCAGAGACAGTGGAATAAGCCATCATTCTATCATATGCCAATTCAGAAACCTTATTCACAAAATGACCGATGTAAGGTGTATTTCGATCAGAGATGTAGTAGGCAAATGACTTTGCAAGCAATTTCTCAACAGCCTGGGAAGGGTTAAGAATAGTAGCAGTGGTCAAATTGAAGGCGGTGGTGGAACGAGAAATATCGCAGTAAGAATCAGGAGAACCCTTCCAAACAGTGGTAGGATAAAAGCGAGAAAGAAATGAAAAGGCTCGTCCATCTTCAGATGTTGTGACAGAGGTCTCAAACAAATGTCCAAAAATGGCAGCGGTCTCAATCAAACACTTCTCACTAGGATGATCAAAAGACAAAGCATCATCGCCTCCAAAGAAAGCAAGAGCGGAAAAGGCCTCTTCAGGTGTTGCGCCTGATCGACGGCGTGAGCAAAAGTCGATGAACTTACCTAGCAAAGAATTGCAAAAAGCAGTAAATGGATCGCCTGATTGTTGAGCATCAGCACTAAAGAACTTCACTCCTGATTTCATCTTGGACCAGGCATGGACCAATTTATCAAGGCAAGCCCTAAGTTTAGTGTGGTAGGAAACATCAAACAATGCCATCAAAACTGAATTATACAATTTGCGGGCAATAGAATTCACACGGCCATCCCAACGAGATCCGTCAGCCTCCACAGCGAGTTTTGAAAGAGTGGCAGCAATAGCTATAGCTTCAGCCAAACTTCGAGGGGTTCGGCCAAAAGCATACCATTTTCCAATTGTATCATCGATGTGAGACGTAAGATAGTCAGCAGCAGCATAGGAGAAGCGAGAAGCGTCAACCTTAACCCTAGGTTTCTTGGCAGAGATAATTCTAGGATGGGCTGGTTTGACATAAGGTTCCCTCTTGACAAAAGATTCCACTTCAGGGTCTTCAGGCTCGGTCTCGGCTCTATCCATAATGACCTTTTGGGAAGGTCTATGCTGGCGCCTACGTACCTCGTCTTCATCGACTGGAACTAAAGTGTGTCTTGTGTCATCTGGAACCATTAGGCCGACAAATTCAATCATGAAATCTGAAATTTCCGGAGTGAGGAGATTATCATTCGCCAAATCAGCAACACGACCTTGAGCGGCCATTAGATCATTACCGACACTATGCATAGGTACAAAGGCTGGAGATCCAATAGGACTCATATAAGGGGTCATGGATGGTTTATGATTTTCATCATCATCAGGAGAAGTGAAACGATAGTGATAGGCTGGAGATGGGACTTTAACCGGGATGAGCATGTTCGGAGGAGCTTCCTGTTGAGTAAACAATAAAGGAAGAATTCGTGAACACTCACTCTCGATACCATGTTTCTTTAGAACAGCTTCAACAGCGGGACCAGACAAATCCATCTTAGCACTCATATTCATATTCCAAAGCTCTTCATACACCTTCAATGGTATAGTGAAAGAGTTATAAGTTCCTAGACGCACAATAGATACTGTATGTGATCCAATAGATTGCTCACGCATAATGCCAATGGTAGCATTACCGGCTGTTGGGACAACTAAACGGGTTATAGTTTCAGTTTGGAGAAACAAATGAGCCGCAGTGGCGCCAAAAAGCTTAGAGTGGAAAGTGATTGGGGACAACAAAATTATCTGATGATGAGCATCAATAGGACGACGGGAACACACCCAAGTGGTGGTTCTCCAAGGAACAGAAAAGAGGCCAAAGGACAGGAAACTAGTGACATGGAAAGAGTCGACACTCATCCAGTTCCAAACTGGGTGTTTATAAGTGCCGGCCCCGGTAACAGAATACTCAAATTCAATTCCATCATGAGTTGTAAAAGAGTAATCGTCCAATGTGTCACACGGTTTAGTGGGCTGGAAGGAGTAGAGAAGAATAGGTCTATCGAGAGAACTCAACATCTCAGGCATATCATAATAGTAATCAACATCTATCATGAAAGGAACATGCTTATCAGTCATGGCATCAGAACGCCCGACAGTATTCATATCCTTAGCCCAATAAAAGTTACGGCTACCAGATAGACCTCGAGTTTGATCTTTCCTGGACATCTGAAGGCTATATGGTACATAGCCCAAATTCGTAATAACAGATTCAATGGCGTCTTGACCTCGAGTTCTATGACCAGCAGACTGTCCATGAGTATGTCCTTTTGGAGGCTTATTTGGGATCACTGTCACCGTATCCATAGCAACACGCCACTCGGAATAATCAAAACCTGAGGGAATCATTGTTGCTCCTATAAGAAAAGTCTTAAGGCAAGGATAAGCTGTGACAGTACTCATAAAGCGGTTAAGGGCAAATGCAAGTACAGTGGCTAGAGTAAAAACGAAGTAAAACCAAATCATAATCTCATACGTTGTGATGTGAGGAATACAAGACTCTTGGTCCTTGGTAATGTTGCAAAGTTCTTCACACACAGAGTTGTAAAAGAACACGTAACGTCCAAACCAAAGCTGCGGTACAGGGCAGAATGGGTCGGCAAATGGAAGGGCAGAGGACATTCCTAAGCGATAAGCCGCAACAAAATACTGTGATCCCTGAAAAGTCGGTGTTACTGAATGAGTGGCAAAAATATTGGCTATGAAAGAGCTAAGCTGCATATCTAAAAGGTATATGGACCTAGTAAATACGGCTATAATCATGACCAAGATTGAACCTACAAAAGCACCAATTATCCCAGAGGATATAAGAGCATAAAGTGTAGCGCAAATAGCAAAGATGAACTGAAGAAGGACAAACTGAGGCAGAATCGCGACAGCAAAAATACCACGAGCAATACTGGAAATCAGCCCTTTACACGATAACAGGACAGTCAAACACAGGAAAACCACGAGGAATAAGGTAGACAAAGCAGAAAATAACTCCACAAAAGCAATCATGAAGCAAAG